AGTTATTGGACGCACCGAGAGAGGTCCAGCAATGCGCCCCGTGAAAGTAAACTCATTTTCAGAGTTCGTCGAGGTTTTCGGAAACCCTATTCCAGGTGGACAAGGTGGAGACATCTGGCGTAACGGTAACTATACCACCCCAACTTATGCATCCTATGCCGCACAAGCATACCTACGTAACTCCAACGCCGCAACAGTCGTTCGTCTCTTAGGAGCCGAGCAAACTGGATTGGCAGACACCGCAGCAGGAAAAGCAGGCTGGTATACGACTAAAGAAAATGATACTTCAGTCGGCACTAACGGTGGAGCATACGGACTTTTCGTATTCAACTCAGGTTCAGGATACTCGGGCGCTGACGCAGCAGTCGATGGCGCATTGGCAGCAGTCTGGTATTTGACTGAAGGTTCTATCGAACTTTCAGGAACAACGAGAGATGCTAAGACTAACGAAACCAACACCGTAGAGGCATCTGCTGCTGCTCTTTACGCGGATAATGGCGGAGAATACAAGGCACGCATCTTGGGAGCAGACTCGTCAGTTTCACGAGAAGTCTCTTTCAACTTCACCCCTTCTTCTTCAAAGTATATCCGAAAAGTATTCAACACCGATCCGACATTGACTAACGGTGATATAACTGATACGGCGCAAGTGGAAACATACTGGCTTGGATCAACATACGAAGGACACCTTGCAAATGTTGTCGGAACAAGCATTGAAAACACTTTCGGAGCAGTCTTAGGATTAGACAGTGGCACCGTCTCTGCCGCAGACTTCCGTGGAGGATTTCAAGCAGCACAAACTCCTTGGATTATCTCACAAGACGTTGGAGCTTTCGCAAACTATCAAGCCGAGAACATGACAAAACTATTTAAGTTCCATACTCTTGACGCAGGCGAAGCCGAGCAAAAGAAGCTCAAAATATCAATTGCAGACATTAAGGCTCCAACGAGTCCAGATCAGACACACGGCACATTCAGCGTTCTTATAAGAGATGCAAGAGATAACGACAACGCACCAGTTGTTCTTGAGAGGTACAGTTCAGTAAGTCTAAACCGTGACTCCAATAACTACATTGGACGAGCAATCGGAGATCAATATCTTGCTTGGGATGACACTGAACGCCGCCACCGCGTTTATGGAAACTATGTAAATGCATCTAAGTTTATTCGAGTGGAGATGAACGAAAGCGTATCAGATGCATCGCTACTTCCATTCGGTTCATTTGGTCCAGTCCGCATGAAATCGTGGACATACACTTCAAGTTCGGCAGGCGCAGCACCAGTAAGTAGGTGGGCTACTGGCGGAGAAGGCATTCCGCTTCCTGCAAGTTCGAGCGTATTTCTTGAAGTAGGTGTCTCCGTTGGCGGAGATGGCACCGCATTCACAGGAAGTGCATACTATCCAGCAATCCCGCTAAGAGTAAGTGCGTCCGCAGGCGGACTTTCTAATCCAAAGAACGCTTACTTCGGAATCGACACAACTCAGAATGGCAACAATCGACACGATTCAAGTTATTCAGACGTCGTTCGCATGTTACCACCTATCATAGATTCGTTCGCAACTACAACTTCAACAGAATATTCATACATGTTCTCACTTGATGATGTGTCTGGTTCTGTCGAAGGTTCTGCAAACGCAATCGGCGTTTGGCAATCTGGTTCACGATTGGCAGGAAACTCTTGGACAGCGAAGAGCGGTTCATATACAGAGATTCTCAATCAAGGATACAACCGTTTCACCGTTCCGCTTTGTGGTGGCTACGACGGATTAGATATCACTGAGAAAGATCCATTCAACTTTACTCGCGCTCTCGCAAACGGAACCGATTCAACAAAATACGCTTACTATTCAGCAAAGCGAGCAATTGACACTGTGTCTGATCCAGAAGCAGTAGAATACAACCTAATGGCTATGCCAGGTATTTACCACGCAGGACTCACTTCCCACATGATGGAAGTATGTGAGGCTCGTGGAGATGCTCTTGCAGTCATCGACTTGGATTCTGGCTACAGAACAAGCGCCGAAAGCACTGACTCAATCGCAGATAGAGTCGGAAGTGTTTCAACTGCAATCAGTAACCTAAACACAAGAGGAGTAAACTCATCTTACGGCTGTGCTTATTACCCTTGGGTTCAAATCAACGACTCTATAACTAATAGTCTTCTTTGGGCACCGCCTTCAATCGTTGCTCTCGGAACATTCTCAAGTTCACAACGCAAAAGCGAACTATGGTTTGCTCCTGCTGGATTCACCCGAGGTGGATTGACAGAAGGTTCCGCAGGAATTGGAGTTATTCAGACTCGCGAGAGATTGACTTCTAAGCATAGAGACGACTTGTACGAAGCGAACATTAACCCGATTGCTTCATTCCCAGCAGAAGGAATTGTAATCTTCGGACAGAAGACACTTCAAGTGACTCCTTCCGCTCTTGATAGAATCAACGTTCGTCGTCTAATGATTTTCGTGAAGAAAGAAATCTCACGCATGGCAGCAACCGTGCTCTTCGATCAAAACGTTCCAGCAACATGGAACAGGTTCTTGTCGAAAGCAGATCCATTCTTGAAAAGCGTTCAAGCAAGGCTTGGACTTTCAGACTTCAAGATTGTTCTTGACGAAAGCACAACAACCGCAGACTTGGTTGATAGAAATGTCATGTATGCCAAGATATTCCTCAAACCCGCTCGTTCAATTGAGTTTATCGCCCTTGACTTTGTTATTTCAAACACAGGCGCAGGATTCGAGGACTAAACTAAACTAATGACTATTTATACCAACAGGAGAAATAAATAATGCCAAACTCAAACTGGTGGGCAGACGCAGCCAACAGCATACCGAAAAGAGGATTTAGATTCTTAGTTACGCTTGAAATCAACAATACACCCTTATCATATATGGCTAAGTCTGTTGATAAGCCATCATACACTATAACCTCCACTCCTCACAAATTTTTCAACCATACTTTCCATTATCCAGGTAGAGTAGAATGGAATTCTATTAGCCTTACGCTCGTTGACGCTATGGAACCAAATGGTTCAGAGGCACTCTACGAATATCTCAAGGAAATCGGATATGTTGTGCCGTTGGAAGCCGATGGAGAATTGATAAACAGAAGTATTACTAAAGCTTCAGCGGTAGGAGCCACTCAGATAGTCAGAATACAGGAAATAGACGGAAACGGTAATACTGGTGGAGAATGGGTGTTGAACAATCCATTCATCACTGAAGCAAACTTCGGACAACAATCATATGATTCTGAGGATTTGATGGAAATATCTATAACTCTCCAATACGATTGGGCACAATACTCCAAGTTTTAATAACAAATAACACTTGATATATTCATTCAAGTGTGTTATACTATAAAGACATAATACAAACAAATACATTAGAGGTGTAAATGTCGAGAAATAAAGGACGCACGAAGTCAACTTCCCCTGCGCCAGCACAAGCAGTGCAATCTGCTCCAACTCAAACCACAGGGTTGTCCTACGTGACGCCTACAGAGTTTGTAGAACTTCCTTCCCGAGGACAGTTCTATTCAGCGGATCACCCGCTTCATAACCAAGAGACTATCGAACTCCGCTACATGACAGCCAAAGACGAGGATATCCTAACCTCTCAAGCGCTACTCAAGAACGGACTCGCAATAGACAGGCTCGTATCTAACCTTATTGTCGATAAGGGTATCAACCCAGACGACTTGCTCATCGGAGACAAAAACGCTCTCTTAGTTGCAGCAAGAGTATCAGGTTACGGCGCAGACTATACAGTCCAAGTATCCTGCCCATCCTGTGGCACTGCACAGGAGCACACCTTCGACTTGACTGAGTTTGAAAATAACGAGGGCATTCAGCCCGAAGAGAATAGCGAAAGCGGCGTAGCGGCAACTGACAACGGAACTTTCACAGCAGTTCTGCCAAGAACAGGCTACACCGCAGAGTTCCGTCTCTTCACTTCTCAAGACGAAAAGAACGCTATGCAAACCTCCGTCAAGAAGTCGAAGCACAATCTTGCCGACTCTGCGTCAACTGACTTGCTAAAAATCCTAGTTGTATCAGTGAATGGCGTTACCGACAGGACAGAAGTCAACAACTTCATCGACAACATGCCAGCGCAAGACGCAAGACACATCAGAGGATGCGTACAAGTCGTTACTCCAAACGTCAATATGAATCAATCTTGTGAATGTTCATCCTGCGGTGCAGTTGCCGACGTGGAGGTGCCGTTTACTGCGGAGTTTTTTTGGCCTAAGCAGTGAGTACATGGAGAACGTTTACGAACAGTTCTTCTATCTTAAGCATCACGGAGGCTGGAGCTTCATTGAAGCATACAATCTTCCAGTGCAGCTAAGGAACTGGTTCGTAAGCCGACTATCAAAGCAGTTCGAAGACGAGAACGAAGCAGTTAAGAAAGCGAAGAACAAAAAAGGATAACAAGAAGCGGGCATTATTGCCCGTTTTCTTTTTGTAAGAGACTATTTATAAAGCAACGACTTTATGCGGAGGGCATAGAATG